GGCCAACGTCGAGATATACTGGAGTGATACCGCAATCTCCGCCGGCGCCAGATTATTCATCCGGTACTCAAGCGTCCCAAATGCTTGAAAAAACCGCCAAGATTCGAGACCGGAAGTGCCGGCCCCGTAGGCCGGGTAGCCGCAGAATCGCCTTATGTCGGCCTTCTGCCCGTCCGAGAATTCGGTCGCAATCGAGGCCGACATCTCAATACGTGTCCCCGTCGCCCGACGTGAAATACACATTGCCGGAACCGCTCGACAATATGGCTGCGCCAAACCCGACAAACGGCCCCCCATCCACAAGCATCCGCGCACCTGCCGGCACCGGCGTGTCTGCAAGAGTGGCCGCGAGGCCAGACAGGGCGCCTAACTTAAAGAAAGCCGTCGCCGCGCTTGCATTGTAAACCAGGATCGCGGTCCCGCCGCCCGCCAGTGGAACAGCGGCAGACGCCGCGGACGCCGCTAATGTCGCCGTGCCGGCGGGGCGGAACGGTTGGGTCGAACCTGTGGCCATGATGCCGCTCCTTAACCGATATGCTCGATCATAACCGCTCGCTTGTAGTTCGCATTCGTAGCTGTCGGCACAGTCGTTGGCGTGGTCGTCGTGTCGGACGGCGCGCAAAATCCACCGATCCAATACCAGCTCTGCGCAATGATCTGCTGTAACCTGTCAATCGGCTCACGCGTCACCATGGCGACGTTGTCGATCACGTTCACCAGGCTATCCTTCGGCGCTACATCGTCGGCCGCCATGCCCGCAAAATCGCCCTCAATCAGTGCACCCTGACCACACACGATCGGCCGCCGCACATATAACCCCGTAATGCTGGGATGTCCCTGAACATAGGCTTCGGTCGTCGTAATAAAGCGAAGCCCAAGGAAGTCACTCACCATTCCCTGCCGGAACACCGGATTCGAAGATGTCGCGCCTTGAAAGAGTTGCTTGAAATCGGAGTCCGCGAATAACTGCCGTGCTGACACCGGATCGAGATAACAGTTGTAAACACCATCAACCAACGGAACGGCGTTTCGCCGCAGCAACGCAACAGCGTCGAGCAGGTTGCTCATCGTCAATGTGTCGGTCGCCTGCAATTGCGCCGTCGTCGACCGCGCAGCCGGCCGAACAATCGTGCTTGCAGTCGCCGCCCTCACGGCATTGCCGGCCGTCCCATCCGCCACCGTCACGTTGCCCGAGAACAGCAGCACGCCGGAAATACCATTCGGAGCCGAAGACACGTTGGTCGCATCAGGCGTCACACCGGCCAGCGTGTAGACATTTGAACCGACCGTGACGGTCATAGGAGAAGTCGCGGAGACCGTCTGCTGCACGCCATTGACAAATACCGAAAGAAATCCCCGAACGTCATCAATCTGCACGCTGGGCCCAGGCGAACCCAATGTCGCAAGAACGCGTGAATTGCCGCCAAAATATGGCGCGAATAAAGCATTGCGGGCCAACTCATCAAGGCTGCGCGCTGCCTGCTCGCCGTTTGATGCCGCATTTTGCAAAAACTGTGACGCGATGCCGACGCGGCTCGTCACCATATTGAGGTCCTGGGTCGCCGCGTAGAAATTCAGCGTAATCGTATACTGCTCAACGCCCCAGCCACTAGGGGTCAGGCCATTATCCAGATTGGTATTTCCCGCGGCAATCAGCGGAACGGTCACACTCGGTTTGAGGCCGGCGCGCGTCTTGGTCAGCGTCTCACCAATACCAACCGCGAATTCCTCGCGATCTGCAATCAATCGATAACCAAGCCGCGATTTTAAGGCCATCTCGAATTCACGGTCAAGAAAACCCTGTTGAATGATCGGCTGCAGCGCCGCCGGAAAATTCTGGATACCCATCAGCCCTTACCCTTCATCGTTTAAAGACAAAAAAGTCCAACGCCTGCAGAGCCGGCCGACAGGCGCGAAAACATGATAAAAAAACTTGCGTTCAGCGGCGCTTAATCAACGCTGCGCGCGCGGCAAGCCATTCTTCATGGCTCAACTCGCTGGCCAGGCGTTGGCGAGGCGCCTCCGGCGGCGGCGGATGCGCCGCTACGGAGGAAGAGACTCCGCCACGGAAAAGCCAAGGCTTGGATCGCTTCAGCCGGCTAAAGATGCGCTCCGACTGAACAACATCGCCGTTCTCATCGATGGTGACATCTGAAAGGTCGATCAGTTTCAGTCCGTCCAAGTCGATCATACCGGCCTTGACAGCCTCAGCCTTCAATTCGGCGCGAATAAGCTTTGCCCTGGCATCGGCCTGCATTGCCGCAAGCGCGGCCTCGGCATGCTGCGCGCGCTCCTGCCATTCCTCGGTCGCAGCCTTGTCTTCGTCGCTCATGATTGATCCTGACTTATCGCACTTAGCTCTGCCTCGATATCGGCGACACCATTGGCATCCGCCAATGATTTAACCGATGCCTGCTTCGAAATCTGCCCGGCATTGGCGAGCATCGCCACAGCCTGCGCTTCTTTCACACGGTCATCGGCGGACATCGGATACCATCGCGGCCAGCGCAGCGTCAGTCGCGACGACATCGACATCGGCGCGACCTCCTCGCCCATAATGCGCAATGGAAATGAGTTGGATGCCCGAATGACCATCCTCATCAATGCCAGCAGGCCGCCATCGCCGTAAGAAATTCGCAGATTATCGGCCAGCCAGATCAACCCCTGATTCATCAACTCAAGCGCCCGCCCCGACTGCGCGGCCGTCAACCGATCGGCATTCGCCCGGTTGCCATGCAAAGCCTCCAAGGCCAACTCCCGCAACGTCCGGACATAGGCAATCACCGCGTCGCAGGCCGATCCGCCAATCTCCAAAAGCTTCGCATCGCCCTTTTCTGAAACTACCAGTGCATTGCCAGCACCTTTGACGATCTCCGAATCACCGAGCGCGGGCTCCTTGATCAGGAGCGTCGGGTCCGAGCTGTATTTCAACCCACGTCCAGCCTGGCTAAGTTGGTAATCAATTTCAATATTCGTCTCAATCGCGGCTCTGAACGTACAAGCGCCATCCACCGCATCACCACCGGGTAGATTTTTGATCCACACCGCGGGTACGAAACCCAAACCATGCGTCACGCTGCGCACCGGGTCCACAAACGGCCCGCCCGTCTCATCATTGACAAGCCAGGGCAAATACCATGTTTCGCACTGAGTATCCCAGACCCGTTGAAACCAGTACAGCGCAGACTGATCGACAGAATCATACCCCTGCGCGATGAGATCGGCTCCTTTGACCTTGTAGAGCTCTCGCAACGAACTTAATGTATCAGGCGCACCAGCATCCCAAATCGGCGTCAGATATAGGCTGTCGAGAACTGAGAAAAAAACGCGATTGTTTAAAACTCGCATGAAAATTGCGACCGACCCGATCGAGCCGCGGATTGCCGCATCGATCATAACCTCATTCAGTTTTGTCTCGGCGATTAGGTCTTCCAAACTCACTACAAGGTCGGCATCTTGCGATTCCAATCCCGGAAAATGGGCATTACTGAACAGTAGCGCGACCGAATCCTCAACGACGATCCGGCATAGATTGTAACGAACAGAAGGCCGGCGCATACGTAGCGGAATATATTCCCCGGCGCCATTCCGTTCTTCGTGAAACTGATAAGGCAGTCCGTCATAAATTGTTCCGTCAAGAACGCGTCTAAATATCTCTAGGCGCCGGGTCCTGCCCGGCATCCCACCGCTCTGTGGCACCGTATCGCAAATGGTTTCAAACATTCGTTACCCAATCACCTTCCTATAAGCGACAGGCTTTGTCGGCGGGCGTTCGCCGCGGCGGTTTCGAAAATCAATCCAACCGCACGCGAAAATGCATCAACCTGGTCGTCCTTCTTAGAATCCGGAAACGCCTCCAATTCGCGGATGAAGTTTTCATTCCAGGGCGCAGCGAGCAGCGAGACTTGTCTCTGATCGATCTGCGCGGCGGCCGGCATCGCCCGCACAATCTTCGATCCCGTTTCCGGGCTGGAGATCGTCGTGTACTCACCAAGCAGCCGTGTCAGATAATCCACCTGCGCCGCCCCGGCCTGACCAGGGTCCTTCGGCAAACCAATCACGGTATTTTTGCCGTCTTTCGTTGCCGTCTGAACAATCATCGCTGTCACTTCACCCGCATTCGCCCGGATGCGTATCAGATCCTGGACGACGAGTTTCTTCTCCAACGTCAGGCCAAGTTTCAGGCCCACCGTGTAGTCCGGGTCGCGCCCCGGCGCGGCCACCGTCGCCGCCAAATCCCACGCCCTTACGGATCTTGAAATGCCCGGCAGCGCTTCGAGCACATCGATCTTGGCCACATCAAACAGCGAACTTTCCGGCGGCCGAGGGCGCTGCTGATACATCGCCGCAAAGCTTCGTTCACCCATCTCCCCGCGTAAACGGTCTAGCGCCACACGATCCTGCCATTCCGGCCACAGCGCTTCACCCACCGCCCGACCCAGCACATCCCCAGCCTCAGCCAGCGCAGGGAGCATCAGCGTCTCCCAATGATCCCCATTCGCCATCAATCGTCCGGCCAGGTCATCCTCGTGCCACCGCGTCATCACGAAGACGATTCGCCCTTTTGGCTTCAACCGCGCGAGCAACTCGGCGCGATACCAGTCGTGCAGCGCATCCCGAAATACTGCACTCTCAGCTTCAGCCCAAGATTTTACAGGATCGTCGATCAGCACCAGGTCGGCGCGCCGCCCGGTAATCGGCCCATGCACACCGGCCGCGAAATACGCGCCCCCATCCATCACCATGAACTCACCGGCCGCCCGGCTCTCATTCGCAATTTTTAGGTCGAGGCAACCGCCATAGTCACAAATCACGCGCCGAACACCGCGGCCAAAATGATTCGCCAGAGACGCGGTGTGGGCCGTGGCAACAATCTGGCTTCCGGGATAGCAAGACAGAAAATATGCCGGAAACAAAACGGAGCAGTAAGTAGACTTCGCCGAGCCCGGCGGCATCTGCACCATAAGCCGGTCGCATCCGCCGTCCGCGACACGTTGCAGCCGCGAGACCAGAAGCCGATGATGCCGCGCCAGACCCTGGCCCCTTTCAACCATCACATGTTCGGCGAAACCAAGAAAATCTGGTTTCACCGCCATTTAAGCTGGAAGACCTACCGTCTGCGTGAATAGAACCAGTATGACAAAGGTCTTACACCAAACTGGGGAATGTGGGCAAGACAAAAATAACGTCGCGTTAGATTAAAATGTCACGACCTCAAAATCCGTAGGCCAGCCCGAACATTGAGCTGATCTGCAGCGACGCACCGCCAGGCCCAGCGAGGCCTGGAGCGTTGATTTTCGACCCGCCATACTCAAAATGGTTGACGCCAAGCCCGGCGAATGCATGCCAAGTCCTGTTCAGACGATAATCGGCATCCAGTGACACACGCTCGGCGGCGCTAGCCTCCAAGCCCTCATCAAAATTCTGGGAAGGTCCAGAGCCGCCACCCCCAACCACGGCATATCCCTCTGCGGAAGCGCTTAGAACCACGCTGGGACCTCCTGCCAGGTCGAACCGCACACCACCGCCAAGGATCTCCGATTGATAAAACTCCCCATATCCGGCAGGGCCGGCACTATTGCGCGACCAATTCCGATAGCCGGCGAGTGCGTACGGAATGAGTTCCATACGTCCGCCAACAGGCTTTCCGGCGCCCAACCGAATGGTCGCGGTGTTATAATATGCGTTATCGTGCGTCGCGAACGGCGTACCGCTACTATCTCGCTTTCCATTGCCAAAACCCGCCGAGAAATCATACCCGGCGCTCGCGTACAGATCTGGCAACAAAAACCCTGGAGCGCTGGATGACGAGAGGTCGCTGAAACCCGCGGTGATACCAATGACCCCGGCACCTTGCCCACTCTGTTCAGAAGTTACCCGACCATACGATTCGTACCCGCTCGTCAGGCCCAACCGGACAGACGTTTCCGCCGCCTGAATTGACTGATCAGACGCAACGGCCATCAACGGAACGCTGACGGCCATAAAAAGCGCAGCAACTTTGTTCCAACCGTCCATTCACCAGCCAAATAACCCTAGGTAGCAGTGTCTACCCAAATAAGTTTGATTTTTTACCAAAATAGCGCGTCGCCCGAAATAGCAAATATGTCACACTTCCTGAGATTGCGTTACATGCGTGAGAACATCACCGGAGTCTGTGCTTGCCTAAACTGTCCCCCGAACCCTTTAATCTCCAAAGATTTCCACAAGCCACGATGACGCTAGACGAATCTCCCTTTGAGCTAGTCGCCCGTCCCGCACCCGCCAATCCACCGCTCGCCATGGCCCTGGCCATCGTCTTCGCCGGTTTGCTGGGTCCGTTCGTATTCTTGCGTGCCCGCAATGGGAGCCTCCTTCTCGGCATGGCTTCATTGGCGCTCTGCGCCGCCGGCATCATTGCCATGGCAGGTGCCGTTCGGGCCAGGAGCATCCGCCGGGCAGACCCGGACTATCGCGTCCGCGCCTCCATTGCCGCCAACGGGATCACGATATTCAAAGCTCCACCACCTGCCGACGGCCTGCATTTCCCAACCAGTCAAATCGCGAGGGTTTGCTTCCTACCGGGTACGCTCATCATTTACGCGACGCAGACCCACCCCTCACCCGGCCGACATGCTATCCGTTTCGGAAAGATGATCGGGGATCCCAAAATCCTGGCGGCCGCGATCAAAACAATGCAAGGGCCGCATTAAAATTTACCACGATACAGAGAGGCTGAAACCAGCCATTTTTTGTTGGCTAAGGGGAATGTCTCACGTCGCTGGCAGACTTGCCCTCGAGGGCTTTGACAATCAGTTGAATCCCGTCGCCATGCCATCTTTGGATGGATTTGTGGTCGGCGCCAAGGACTCCTGACAGGCGGCGCCATGGATACAAATGTCGCCTTGTTAGTGGATGAACCAGCGCGCGGGCGCCGACAATCCGGCGCATGACAAATTTTTGCTCCGGAATGAGAGAAAGCAGTGCAAAAGCGGCATCCATCGCCGTTATTGCCGCCGCATTGGGCATCGGTGCTCGCACTCGTTCTGCCGCCCAACCATAGGCTTCTAGCGCCGTATGGACGATATCAAAACGCATTTGGCGCATGCGCGTCGAATGCCCTGAATGCGGAAGCGCCAAGAGCGTCGCACCAGCATCCTCGAGCGCCTCGATCAATGCGGATGAATCCAAACATGGGCGACGATCCGCTTCGTGACGATCCGGATGGCGCAATTCCTGATAGGCCTCTGCCGGTCCTCGCTCCGCTTCAATCTGCATAATTCCCTCCGCCATAATCTGCCTCTATTGCCATCCCTTCGCAGCAGTCCAGCATCGCCCAAAAGCAGCCACTTATACCCCTGCGCCAATCGCCAACAGCTACAAAAGACGCCCACTTCTTCCGATAACACGCGCGTCTCGAAAGTCCGGAAACGGTTCGTCCGTCAGCAACGACCATGTCAGTTCGTGCCCGGCGGCAAGAGGCGGCCGGTTCAGGTCCTCCGAGACAATCGTTTCAGGCACCGGCTTGCATCGCGGCCCCGGCGAGATCGCCAAGATTCGCCGCCCCCGCTCAATCACCGTATTGCGCGACAACCCAAGGCTGCGCCCAATCTCAGCCCATGTTTTTCCATCTAGGCGCATCACCCGGATCGCCAAGTCCGCCTCTTTAGTCCAATCTCTCGGTCGCGGCATGTGAGACTCCGGGTTACCGCTTATTGTTAGTGCAACTCACATTTATTGTCAATAATACTAACGTGGCGTTGGCTAGGAAACCATGTTAGAAGCGGGGTATGTCGTCAAAAAAACAACTCCCGCCCGAATCTGTGGGCGCCCGCATCCGGGCGCTTCGCCTTGCCGCCAACCTCACGCAAGATGAATTTGCAACAAAATTAAATGTTTCCCGGTCGGCGATCGCGCAATGGGAAACTGACCGAGCCGGCCAGGTCAGAGATAACATGGAACGGATCGCTAAGGTTTTGAACACGTCACTCGGCTATTTGGTCTCTGGTGAAGCTGGCTCGCTCCAGGGTGACGAATTGGCCCTTGTCCGTCTCTACCGGGCGTGCTCGGCGGAAGATCGCCGTCTGCTCGTCCTCACGGCCCGGCGGCTTGCACGAAGTTGA